CTATGCTCTTGATCCTTGTACCTGGTCTATGCTCTTATGGTTTTGAATCTATGCTCTTTGTCTATGTTCTTATCTCTGCTTTGTAGGGGTGGACGGGCGAATTGAAAGCGGGGTAGGTAGGTTAGAGTGGCACTGCATTTTTGGGAACTGGCATTAAATCCCTTTCATGTCAGTATCAATGCTTGGCGCATAGGCCAGAAGCAAGGATGTAGGGCAAAGATTTAGGCATTAAAAGGCACTAAAAGCAACAAAAAGCATTAAAGTCAAAGTTTCAAAATAAAAAAGTCGCAAAACGTGTAAAAATGTACGAAAGCGGTTTGACAGTATTGACAAAGAAATGTATAATTAAACTTGTAAAGGTATGCAAGATTCACTTTTCATATTTTTTTGGGCAAAATCATAAAAAAGTTTAATGATGTCAGAAAAAAGAGGGGTGGCAGTCGTGGAAAAGAAAGTTAAACAAAGCGAACTTGAACTACGAATTAAAAAAGCGATTGCGGATTCCAATTATAACAGTTTGACAGTTGAAAACAGAAAAGAGTATTTGCAGACCGAAGATGGGATGCAACTTATAGAAGATATGGCACGCTGCAATATGAATGAAATCGAAATGGCACACGACTTAAAAATGTCGCAAATCGAGTTCAAAGCATTTTGCGGTGATTTTCCATTGTTCGCAGATAGAATTGATTACGGGCGTGTAATGATTCTTAAAGACCTTGAAAATGCGTTGATTAGATCGGCGGTTGGCTATGAAACCGTAGAAACGCATCGCCAGGTTAGAACCATCAATGGCCGTGAAATCGTGAATGAAGATACATACACGAAAACAATCCCGCCTAACCCCATGTCGAACCAGTATGCGCTGAACAATTTAAGGAAGATAAAATATCAGCAAAAGATTGAAACATCACCAATGAGCGATATTGCCGGTATCAAGATAACATTTGATTTCGAGGGTTCCGCAGAGAAGCCAGATTGTCCGATCCCAGAATAATATGCCAAAAGAAATCGTTATCAAAGAGCAGTCAATCGTTCAATTCAAAGATTTTCTCATTGATGATCCGGTCAAAATTAAAAACGGTGAAAACACAACAATTTTAGTTAGCGGTCGTATCGGTGGCAAAACAAAAGCCATCTTGCAGAAAATGCGTAATAACCTTTTCAACTATCGTGATCGTGATATTATCGTGTTGCGTGCCAACTCGGCAGCGATGAAAAGCGGTATCTTCTTGGAGTTCAAAAAGGAATGTATCGACAAGGTTCCGGTAGAATTGCTGACACGATTCACGTTCAAAGAAACACCCCCGATGATTATCACAAGCCCTTGGGGCAATCAAATCAGATTCAGCGGTGTCGGACTTGGTAGCAAATCGGGTTCTAACACGTCAAAAGGTAATGTCGCTGAACGCAAATTATCACTCATCGTATTTGAGGAAACCCAAGAGATATTTAGTGGAACTGGTAGCGAAGAACTATTGAAAAACGCAGCGGCCTCGTACGTGCGCCTATTAGATGATAATATAGGGAAAATCGTGTATGCGGGCAACGTAGAACGAAATAAACTTGGCAAGTTCAATATTTGGGTTGATGAAATGAAGAAAGACAAGAAAGTTCAAGTCATTTTCACATCATTCCGAGATATTTGGCATTTGCTGAACAACGCTTCCAAAGCATTGATAGAACGTGAATACGAGATGAACCCTAACAACGCAAAATACTTGTATGGTGGCATCCCAGTCGGTGGTTTAGACCTTGTGTACGGCGCTTTCACTGAAACCGTGCATATGATACCCCCAAGCGTTTATGAACCGTTATTCGCTGAATCCAATTTGCAAAACATCAATCAACTTTATATCGGAGTTGACGGTGCGACAAGCAAAGACAAGATGATTATGTTCCCCATATTCCATTTTAAGAATACTCGGCTCGTGGGAAAAACCGCAGACATGATTTATCACGATCCGCTTAAAAACGGCATTGTAAATAACGCTCGGCTCGTCAAAGAGTTCGTAAAACCGTGGTTGCGTGATTTAATCACGAAGTATCATCTGCAAAACAAGAAGATTACATTTGTAGTTGACGGACATTCCGTTGACTTAATTGACAATTTACAGTACGAATTGTTCCCATTTGGGCGAAATATTGACGTTTTCAAGTTCACACGCAAAGACCATTTGGAAACCACAAAGACCGTAAACAACGCTTTTGGTGAGAAAAAGTTGTTTTTTACCGAAGAAAACTGGCACGAACTCGGTTCAAGTTATACAAATATCGGTTCAGAGGTTCATGTTAGCGTTTTGATTCGTGAGTTTATGACGGTTTGTTGGCTTGAAGATGATAGTACGAAGTTCAATGACAGCATACCAAACGATATTTCTGACGCAGTTAGATACCCAGTATGCTTGCATGCAAATCCATATCAGTTGCAAGACTTAACAAGAAAAGGTGGCGAATGATGAATGTCTAACGGTTATGATACTACAATGACGATTAACAATGAGATAATGAACACGTTTGCCATCAGCGCACAATCTACATATGCGCCCGTAATAAGAGATACGTTTTATGCGCTGGTTCCATCAAATTTCAAGTTCTACTATCTGAATACGATTCGCAGATCATTATATTGGTTCCAAGGTTATGTTCCCGAAGTTCACAAATCAAACGCTGGTATCTTCTCGACCGGAATTGGCGGAACCGTAATTGAAGAATTAACTAAACTTACCATTTCAAGCAAAGTGTTCTTTGAGAATAAAGGCGCAGAGAAATCACCGAACAAGCAGAACAACGAAACGCTCAAAGAGTTTAACAAATGGTCTACCAAATATGCGTTCCAAGACGTTATCAAGCAAATCGTCAAGTATGGTTTCGCTGGTGGAACGTGCTTATTCCCTGCGTACGTTTCAAATGACCGACAGTTGATAACAAGACCATTCCGTATCGACCAATGTTTCTATGATGTGGACTTTACTGGGCGTTGTACGTCTTTCACTGGGTTTATGGGTGCTTATACCCCGAAGATTCAAAACGGTGAAGGTAGACGTGAAACCGATTACAACTACTACATCGTTGAAAGACGCTATTTCAATGAAAGCAATAAACCAGTTTACAAATATGCAGTTCACACGCAATCTGGCAACGTTTCTACCGCTTTGCAATTCGATATTACTGGTACAACCGAAGCGAGATGGGAACAAATCCCGAAGCACATTCAAAACAAGTTAAGAAACGATTTCCCGACTATCAAGTTTGGAATCGAACAACCGATTACATACGCGGACAACTTGGCAGTATTCATTTTCAAAGCAACCGTTGACAACCGTGTTCCCGAAATCAAGATGGGTGAACCGTTATTGCTACCGGTAATCAGTTATTTGCTTGAATATGAAATGGAAGAAGCGCACTTCGTTACCGATATGTATATTTCAAAAGGAAAGGTTATCGTTCCGGAAGAAATGACGAACCCGACCGACAGTGCATCCGGCACACCGTACAGTGGTTTCGATCAACTTATGTACACGTCATACCCGACACGCCACGCTTCGGAACAGAAACCGTTGGCAGTTCAATTTGAAATGCGGTCGGAAGAACATCAAAGAAATAGAAACAACATTTGCGAAAAAGTCGCCGCTGGTTGCGGTGTCGCTGGTTCAGACTTGTTCTCATTCTTGCGCGATGCTGCAGGTGGTTCAAAAACCGCTACGCAAATTGCCGCAGAAAGTCAAAAGACCATTTCGTTCATCTATGAAAAACGCTCACTCATCGAAAACGCATTTGAGCCGTTCCTGGTTCTATGGAAAACATTTTACAAACAGCAAGACGATATTCGCATGAGATTCTCATCGCAGAACATGGTTAACAAAATGGTTACCATTGATGAAATGCGTATGTTAAAAGAAATCGGTTATTCCATCTTCGACCTCTATAAACGTCAAGAACCCGATTTGGACGACGATCAAATCAATGAGATGGTTGAACGCCACTTCAAAGAACTAAACCGTGTAGAGGAAATGAAAGCGGACATCCAAGCCAATTCAATGGCGAGAACGCTTAAAGGGTTGAATGGAAATAGACTTCCTAACGGCGTTCAAGAAACCGATGAAACACCAGAAACTCCGTCAACAACCGAAACTGCGGAAAAGAAAGCCACGGTAGAAGGTGCTTCAAGTGATGAGAACAAGTGATGTTAGGGAAGAATATATCAACCGCTTATCAGACTTGCAATACAAAAAGCGTAAGAATCGTGAAGATGTTGCTTTAATCATTCTGCTCTCAATTATGTTCGTTGAAAAGTTTACAAACCCACAAAGCCAAGTATTGCCGTTCTACGCACCGATATTCGATGAAATCAAAAACATTGAGAACGCTGCGGTCGTAGTTCGCAAGATAGAAGATGGTTTAAGTGGGCGTGGAACGTTGGCTGAACCTATCAAGGTTTTCAAGACAATTCACAAAAAACTGCTATCAACCTACATAAATATTATACCACAAAAAGCGCCAGAAATAAAGGAAAAACGCATTAAAGACCTCTACGAAAGAACCGAGCAAATCACCGTTTCCAACGCTCTATCGTTAACAACGAACAAGACCTTGTTCAACAAGTCGCACAAGACTTGGAACACACAGCGTGATGGGAAGGTACGCAAGACAATCTTTCATAGTGGCGTAGAGCGTCAAACGGTTGACATTGATAGTTTTTTCGAGGTTGACGGCATGAAAGCACAGTTTCCAGCCGATACAAGTTTACCAGACTGGGAACGCCTTAATTGCCGATGCTACTTGATTTACCATTAGGAATATAGGCGTAAGCCGTTTATATATTCAGTTTGATGTTGCCTCACTCTGGCCGACTACCATGTGAAATATGCAAAGCACGAGTAACTTGGAATATAGTCCGTTGGAGAAAACGCAACACCCATAGAAAGGGGAATGAACACCGGTGAAAAATATTTTCAAACAGTTTTTTGGAAAGAAGGAAAAGAAGATGGAAAACGATGTAGTACCGGGTGGCCTTGCGGATGGCTTGAAGTTGGAAGAAATTGCTACGAAGCACAACGTTCCTATTGAGGAGTTGAAACTTGAACTTGACAAAGGCATCGCTGTTGAAAAAGAGCATACGACCGATGAAAAAGTTGCAACTGAAATTGCGATGGATCACTTGGTAGAGAATCCGAAGTATTATGAAGTATTGGAAAAGGCGGAAACACAAACACCGGCGCCCGAAACACCCACTACGCCGGAACAACCGCAGATCAACATTGAAGAAATGATTGCGAAAGCGGTTGAAATGGCACTCGCAAAATCAGATGAAAGACGTAACAAAGAATTGGAATTGGCGAAAGCCGAAACAAAGCAAAAAGCCGATTTGGAAATTGAAAAGGCAAGGAAAGAAGCAGAACAATTCAAAAACGAGAACGCCGAACTCCGGCGCACCCAACCAACGGGGCTTCCCGATTTGAAAGGTCAGTTTGGTTCAGTTGAAAGCACTGAAACAGAAAAAGCCCACGCAGTAGCCAAAGGTTATCGAACTGGCTATCGGGGTTATTAGAAAGAGGAGTGAATCATCATGGCATTCGCAACGTTTACCAGCGTAAATGATACCGCGCTACACGTAGCCGTATCAGACCACATTCTCGAATCATTAGTCCAAAACTCGTTATATCTTGACGGCATCGGCATCACCCAAGCAACAACCAGCGATATTCGTGCTGGCGGAATCCGTGTTCCCAAACTCGTCGTCGCAGGCGGAGCGTTCCGCAAACTCGGTGCAACAACCAACGGCGGATGGTTCGACACCACGACCATCGTAGCAAAAGGCGTTGACGAAGAGTTCATCGAATTGCTGTATATGTACAACACTTGCGAAGATGTTCCTTCTTCCCAAGAAGCGATCTCGCTCGGCGGAGCATCCAATGTTCTGAACCGTGCGAAAATGATCGGTAAGAAAATTGCAAGAGGTATGAACGGTGGAACCTTGGCTACCCAACTCGTCGCCAACCTGAACGCTGTTATCGCCGCAAGCGGAACCGAAACTGGCTACATCTTCACGTACACGCCAGCAACTGCCGGAGATGCTTACAAATATTTCGTTGGTGCTTGTGCTTCCCTTGACGATGGCGACACCTACAACGATTATTTCCCGATTGAAGGCCGTTTGGCTCTCATCCGCACCGAATTTGAAACCACTCTCAAAACTATCACGACCAACGTATTCATCGGCGGATCGAACTTCGCACAAGATATGCTGTCTCGTGGCGTATTGTCGCCGGATGCCAAAATGCCCGAAAACCTCAATGGTTATCGTGGCGTCGTCAACGGCGTTCCGACATTCGTCGCAACCAAAGCCGTTTGGGATGAAGCAGAAGATTGGACTTGCGTCGCTTCCACTCACACCGCAGTTTCCTCCGGCTATTATGACAACCTGACCGCCGTTATCTGCTCCCACATCGCAACTCTCCGTGGACACGCTATCGCCGAAAGCACCAAAGTCATTGACGCTCCCAACGGTCAAGGCGTTCGTATTCAACCGGAATCCAACTTCGGCGTCAAAGTCGTTTACCCGAAAGGAATCAAACTATTGGCAAAGGCCACTTTCGTTGAGGGTTCTGCTGCTCTCGAAGTCCTCCCGCCAGGATCCCAAGCGTAACGGAACCTGAATCCGTAGAATTGACCGCTATTGGTAGCGCAACGGCGGTTGACGCAGGTTCTACATTAGTGATTTACGCAACTCCCAATGTTGCTCTGCACCCCGATTATTATGCTATTGAAATCTCGCTTGACGCACTTACCTACGGTACGATTGCGCCGACTGGCGACCTATCAAGCATCTACTTCGATGGTACAAAATACACCATGCTCTTGACTGGTGTTGCAGCGGGAACAACCGTTATCACTGCTGAATTGAAGCAAGTATCGTACGCAACCGGTTCTCGCGTGTTAACAGCATTTGACACTCCGATTACCGACACGCTTTCCATCACGATTAACGCCGACACTGCACCGACAGCAACTGCGGTTCATACAGTTGGCGATAAAGAGATCGTCTATACGTTCAGTGAAAAAATGCAACTCATTACCGGAAACGATTTGTGGGAAGGTTACCCCGGCCCGATTATTCCGTTTGATGAAATCACTTATGACCTGTTCGGCATTTATGAACTCGACGCAAGTTACGAATACGTCCTCACGGATGGTGTTGCAGTAGCAATCGCCGCTTGCCCGATCTCCGCAATTAGTTTCGATGAAACTGGCAAGATTGCAACGTTCAATTACACCGGAGATATTCCAGTATCTGCTCTCGGCCACTATGTGGTTGATAGCATGGGTTACACCATCACCGATGAAGTTGGAAACGAACTCGCATTGTCGGTTGGCGCAACGTTTGACGTAACAGAATAATTAAAAAGGGCGGCACGTCGGCAACGGTTTGCCGCCTTTCTTATCAAGTGGCAGGATGCTAATCGTGGTTCGATTCCACGACACTTGTAGAAAAGGGGAACTGAAATAAAATGGTTAAAAAGTTGAGCAAAGAGAAAAAAGCATTGGCAAAGTTTGTGAAAGCAGCGAACAACATCGAAATCAAAAACGAAGAAATGGAAACGTTATCGCTGAAAATCCATGAAGTCTATGCAAAAGTCATTAAAAAGTATCTTGAAAACACATTCGTTATTCAATTCAACTATCTCGAAAGTCTTAAAGCGAGAACAAAAACTTGCAAAACGGCCGCCGAGTTCGCTGAAATCGTTAGTAAAGACATCGAGATTATGTCGAATAAAGCCGATAAAACTCGCATTGAAGAAATTGAGTTTGGTATTGCGAAAAAGGTTTATCGTGATGTTGTGCAAGGAAAAGGCAAAGAGTTTGAATATGGCAAAGACTTGTCGTTCAAATATGACGACCAAGACATCAGATACATCGGGTATTTCGACCAAGAAAAAGCAAAAGAAGAAGCGAAGAACGTAATCGCAAGTTAAAAGGGGGTTTACATCATGCCAACCGATACCACTGCACTTCGATATGATTTTACACATCACAAGTGGGTTCTGCAAGTTGATTATTTAAAAAACGAACTTGGGCTTGATTTCGTTCAAAAGTCGGGAAGTTTAACAAAGGCGAAAGACGACCTTTATCAGATTTCCGTTACGATTTATGACTACATCTATTCACACACACACGGAAAGAAACATATGGAATATTGGTTGGCGACAGATGCCGATCTTTTACCTATTCTGCAAGAAGCGTTAGAGCAACAAGCACGGTTTGAATACAAGATGAACGCCGAGTATTTCTCGTTGCAATTCGGAACTAACATCTTGAATGGTGTGCATAATCCGCTTGTGGAGTTCCGTGGCGATGCAAGTATCGCACCGAAAGCGTTGAACGTGTTAAGAGAGAACAAACTGCTTTATACTGGGCGTAGAGTTGGGTTGTTGTCGGAGTTTGATTATACGACGGATGCGTATTAATTATGACGAACATCGGAATCGGCGAAACCTATTTAGGTTATCTTATCAAAGCAAAAGACGTTGCGAACATCGACACGCTGTTATCGGCGGTTACGCCCACGGAAACGATATTGACCTATGAAGTGTGCCACCCATTCAGATACCGCTATTTAAGCGATTATGAAATGACAAATCAACCGATCAGCGCATGGCTCAAAGGGAAGTTTGAAAGCGTGATATTCACAAGCGAAATCGACTATACATTTGAAGAACGTGATCGTGTTTTCCTTGAAGATGAAAAAACAAAATATATGACTATCACAAATGTTATTCCGCAGAAACATCTTGGAATGTATGTTATCACGAAAAAGTTTCCGCACATTTTGGAGTTGAAATAAAATGAAACCCGATTTCAATGAAGACAGAAATATAGCGGAAGGAATCGCAAAGGCGGCTTCGCCGTATGAAACCGGAAACTTACGATACAACGCAATAAAAAGCGAACTCGTTCAAAACGGTTTTAACATCATCTACGATTTGAATAGTGCATTTTATATCTACTTCCTTGAAGAAGGCACAAAATACACGCAAAAGCACAAAGGGTTCATCGAGTACGGAACGGTTCCACTTATCGCTGGGTTTCTTCGTGCCAAATACAACGATGATAGAGAGCAACTTCATCGGTATAAAATGATTGCAAGAGATGGGTATAAAGACTTGGTTATGATAAAGGGAATAGAGCGTAAATACCAAGTTGATTTATTCAACGTAAACGGTCAAATGATAACTTCAAATCGGTATGACTATATGAGCCCAACCCAAGATTTAAGCGAAAACAGTATGATTGGGCGTGGGCATCGTTTGGCACATAGCATTTCACAAAATGCAGAGGTTCTTGATATACAGTACCATTGGAAATATAGAAACGAATAGGCGGTGTTGCGAATGTTGCAGGAAACGATTAGATCAACCATAGAAGATATGCTGAACGATAACACCGAATTGGTGCAGTTCGTTGTCGGGCAATATGCAAAGAAAGACGATAGAAGTGGCGATTTCGTCTATAATGTGAAAAACGGTTATAAATTGCTTGCAAAGACTTATGTGCCAGCGATGATGGTGTTCAACTGTTCATATACGCCCATCGTCAACACGAAAACGGGTTATGCGACCGTTACGCTTGATTTCTTCTTGCCAACCACAAATGACACCGTAGATACCGATTTCAATGATAAAATGGATGCGCTTGACGAGTTCGTTGCAAAGGTTGTCGGCGTTCATAAAGCGGTTGTTGACGGCACAACGACATATCAAACTCAATGGTCTATGACAGCGTTCACGAATCCAAAACCATTAGAACCATTAAACGGCATTTACTACGTTGCAATTTCAACAACGGTTTACATTGATTTTAGCGATACATTCCGCTATGCAAATGAATGGGAATGGTATTTGAACAACACGAGAATCTACCCATCATTAGCAAAAAGAAGTAGAACCGCAGAACAAGAAAACCCGCAAATCTTGGGAACAGCAGAAGCCGTTACAGAAAACGCTTCAAACGCCTGGTCTTGTATGCAAACGATTTATGTGAACGATTACGTTTCAGCGTTGCTTGACGTGTTAAATGGCGTTGGGTATAGCCAAGAAACGGTCTATGAATTGGGCGTTGTTTCCCCGACAAAGACATCGGGAACCGCTGCAAGCATTACCGTACCGAAAACCACCGTAAATGGCGTTGCAGTATGGACGTTAGTATCGGTTGGCACAACTCAAACATTATTCAAACTTGACCTTGATTATC